GAGAAAAAAGGATACAGAATAAGTACAAAAATGATTAAAAAGATATGGGATGAAGCTTTAGATGCAAATAAGCTTCCTGCTATAGTAATAGGTATTAAAGATGAAAATTGTGTTTGGAAGTTAAAGGTTTCTATAGAAAAGGAGGTAAGATAATGAAGTGGAATGATGATAAAAAAGCTTTGTTACAGGCTTATTTAAATCAAGGATTAACATATGCTGAAATAGCAAAAAAATTAAGTTTATCTTATGACCAGATAAAACATGCAATAAGAAGATATAGTTTAAAAATTACAGATACTGAAAGTTCTCTATTTGTAAAACCTAAAAATCAATTAAAAAGAGACGATGTTACTCAACTAGCTAGACTTATAGGAGAAAAACTTTATGAAAATTATAAAGTAATAAAATTACAAGAACCTAATCCAATTAAAACAAAAGGCAAAAGAGAAGAAATATCTATTTTAGATATTTCAGATGTTCATATAGGTATGATAAATGAAGTTTTTGACAGCGATGCAGGAAAAAAAGTTATTACCTATAATATGGATATATTCAAAAATGAATTAGAAAATCTCCAGAGAAGTATATTTGAAATTCATTCAATTTTAAGTAATTCGTATAAACTAAAAGAATTAGTGATTTTCGTACTTGGAGATCTAATTACAAATGATAGAATATTTCCAGAACAAACATTTGAAATTGAAAAATGTGTGGGATTGCAAGTTTGGGATGGAGTAAATTATTTTACAAAATTCTTTAATAATTTACTTAAAATTTATGAAAAAATTACGATTGTATGTGTTGTAGGCAATCATGGAAGATCAAATCCAACTCATTATAACGAACCAGTAGAAAATAATTTTGAATATTTTATTTACAAAACATGGGAAAAACAATTTGCTAATAGTAAAAGAATAAATGTAGTAGTTCCTTCTACTCGTAGATATATTTATAAAATACTTAATTGGAGACATTTAATTGAACATGGAGACTCTATGAGAGGAACTACAGATAGTTACATTGAAAAGCAAATTAAAGATCTTAGAATTAATGTAGGCGGATTTGATGTATTTCACTATGGGCATTTTCACAAATTAAAAGAAAGAGAAATTTCGGATAAAGTAATTGTTAAACAAAATGGCTGTTGGATATTAAAAGATGATTATGGATTTAGAAAATTTAAGAATTATTCAATTCCAAAACAATCTTTCTTTGGATGCAACGCTAAAAGGGCAGAAACTTGGTCGTATAAATTGGACTTGAGAAACATTTAGTTTAAAGGAGTATAATGGATAATATATCTGAAACCGTTACATTTTTAATCGGAAAAATAGGCTATGATATTTTAGATAATATTGTAGCTCCTATGGCAGGTATAGGATCGCCTTTTGCAAATCTATATTTAGCTACAATTAATGATCACACATGCGATGAAATTTTAGATATAAAAATAATTAATAAAGTTATAGAAAGATATAAATTGCAAAAAGAAGAATATTTAGATGAATTTTTGGTTGATTTTCCAATAGCTTTGCTTGCTCTTTATATTATTGAAAATGGAGATCTATCAATAATAAAATGATAAAAATTAGAAGTCCAATTTGGAAAACCAGAAGTATCGGTATAGCTGAACATAAATTAAAAGGTAATACAAAGATAGAGATACTTTATCGATTAAAAGACGGTAAGAAACTATATCCTGATATTTATAATATAAGCAAGAAAGAAGCTTTAAAGTATCCTATTCAATATGTAAAAGGAGTTAAATTAAGGATAATACCTATAGAAAAATTAAAAAAATAAAATGTTACCTAAAAAATTAATACAATTAAAAGAATTATCTGAATGGGCTATTTTAATTGGATATAGAGGATCTATAGCTCATGGTTTATATGTTCCTCAAGAAAATCCTAATTCTATTGACGATAAAGATATAATGAGCATTATAATTCCTTCTAAAGAATATTATTTAGGATTAAAAGAATTTGGATCAAAAGGTACTAAAGAAATCAAGCAAGATGAATGGGATATTGTTATCTATGAAGTTAAAAAATTTATTAATTTACTTTCTAAAGGAAATCCAAATGTACTTTCTATGTTATGGCTACCAGAAGATTGTTATATCTATTTATCAGAAGAAGGTAAAGAATTGATCAAAAATAGAAATTTATTTGTTAGTAAACAAGTATATCATAGCTTTGTAGGATATGCTTATGGTCAATTACATCGTATGACGCATCAAGCTTTTCAAGGATATATGGGAGAAAAAAGAAAAAAACTAGTAAAAGAATTTGGATACGATACTAAAAATGCTTCTCATTTAATTAGACTTTTAAGAATGGGAATAGAATTTTTAGTTGAAGGTAAATTATATGTGAGAAGAAAAGATAGCCATGAATTATTATCTATAAAAAGAGGAGAATGGTCATTAGAAAAAGTTAAAGAAACAGCTACTGATTTATTTAAAAAAGCTGAATTAGCTTATATAAATTCTTTTTTGCCTAATGAAATAGATATAGATAAAATAAATAGTTTATGTATTAAAATATTAGAAAGGAGATTAAAATGAAAAAATGGCTAATTTCTCATTCATTATGGACAATTATATGGCTTAAATATTGGCTATGGGCTCTTCCTTTAGCTTGTATTACATTAGGTTGGTCTATTCTTTGGGATGTTTATGCAGGAAAATGGATGGAAAAAACTAAAAAGAAAGCCGATTCTTATTTATGAAAATTATCATAATAGGCGATCTACATATTGCAGAAAAATCGATTCCTGAACTTAAAGGAATATTAGGAGAGATTTTTCAATATAAGGCAGATAGAATTATTCAACTAGGAGATTTTTATGACAGTAATCGTCCAACACCTAAAGAATTAGAATTTGGAACTGAAATAATTAATCAAATGAAAAAAAGATATAAAGATGTAACAATATTATCTGGAACAGGGAAACACGATTTTCTTAATAATGCTTCTGTTGTAGATTATTTACAACATTTCGGAGTAAGAACTCCTGGAATAACTTATGAAATAGAGATTGACGGATTGAAATGTTTCTTTGGACATTTTATGACTAACAAAAGTTTATTAGAATACGGTTCTCATTCTTTTACAGTTACTGATTTAGAAGCGAAATATGACTTAGTGATATTAGGACATCAGCATACTTTTCAAAAAATATCAGATAAAATTTATCATCTAGGCTCTATTTTATATCAGCATTTTAATGAATTAAAAGACATTAAACAATTTGCAATAATTGAAGATGGTCAATTATATTTAAATCTTTTAAAAACTCCAATTCCAATGGTAGAAGTTATTATAGATTCTCCAAAACAAATTAAAGTATTAGATAATATTCTACCTAAAAACAAAGTAAGATTAGTTTTTCCAAATTTTGAATTATTTAAAAAAAGTATAAATAATTTTGCTGAATGGAAAAATAAATTTAATGAATTCAAAGTTAAATTAGATTTTAAAAATACTCAATTAATGACAGCCAAAAAAGAAAATAAAAATTTACAAGTCATTGTGAATGAATGGGTTAGAAAAATTGAAGATAAAGAAGTTAGAGAAGAATTAGAAACAGAATTTAAAGAAGAAGGATTATTATGAAATATAAAATAAGAGAAATAAAAGTTATTAATGTATCTAAATTTATAAAAAAGATAGGAGATCCTATTGATGTTCCAAAACCAGATAAAGAATTAGGAAATAAAATTATAGATAATTATTATGATAATAAAGAAGATTAAATTAAATAATTTTAAAAATTTTGAAGGTGAACATATCTTTGAATTCTCTAAAACTAATATAATTCAAGGAGAGAACGGTTCTGGTAAATCTACTTTAGCAGTAGATAGTTTATTATTTGCTTTATTTGGATATAGTGAACAAACTCTAGAAAAATTACTAACAAGATGGTCAAATTCTAATACTTGTTTGGTAACTGTAGAAATAGATGATTATATTATAACTAGAGAATATCCTACTAAAGTAACTATTATAAAAGATAAAGAAGAATTAAAATTTACTACTAATAGAGAAGCTCAATCTTATTTAAATGATATATTTGGAGATGTAACTCAATTCAAAAAATTTAGAATGATAGACAATTCTAAAGGTATTAATATATTAGAAGAAGGAAAAACCGCCTTAAAAAAGACATTATTATCTTTTAATCAAGATTTATTAAATAATATAAGAGAAAGATTATTGAAAAAGAAAAGAGATAGAGAAATTTGGAATAAAGATAAAGCTGTTATTTATAGTTTATATCCTTCAGAAAAAAGATTAAATTTAATTAAATCTAAATTAACAGAAATAAGAGACAGTTTTTATAATATAGAAAGAGAAATTAATGAATTACTTAGAGAATATAATGGATATATTAATAAACAAGGACAATTAGAAAATAGAAAAGAAACAGTTAAATGGCAAAGAGATCAGTTATTACAAACTACAGAATGTTATGCTTGTAAACAATTACTTCAAGAAAATATTAAAAATAAATTATTGACAGAGAAAAATGAAGAAACCATGACGTTAAATGATAATTTAAAAGAAAATTTAGAAATTTTAAAAGAAACTCAAGAAATAATAGAACAACATAAAATTGTTAAAGAAAAAATTAGAAATAGATCTTTAAAATTAACTGAATTATCCAGAAAGTTAGAAGCTAGAATTAAGCAGAAAGATTATAAATATACTGAAAAAGATATTTTAATTATGAAAAAAAGTATTACGGAATTAGATAATTTTTATTCTTATTATATTGCAGAGTGGGTAAAAGTATTAGAACCAATTATAAATTCAATAATTAGTAAAATAAATTTTTCTATAAAGTTTATATATGATAAAGATTTTGATATTAAACTATATAAAAATGAACAAGAATATGATTATAAAGATTTAAGTACTGGACAAAAATTAATATTAAGTATAGCATTTAAATTAGCTTTATTATTAGAAAAAAATAAAACAGGAATAGTAATAGCTGATGAAGGATTTAGTAGCTTAGACAATCCTAATTTAAAATTTGTATTAGATTTTTTTAAAGATACCCCATTTCAATTATTTGCTATTATTCATAGATTAGAAACTATTCCAGAAGGAGTTAAAGAGATTAAATTATGAGTAAAAGATTATTATTATTAAAATTTTTAGCTACATTAATGAATTATTTCGATTATCTTACAACTATTATAGGAGTCCGTAAATATGGCTGTAAAGAGATAAATCCTATAGGAAGATGGTTATTAAAAAACGATATAAGGCTTATTTTAATAAAAATAGTCTTAGTTAGTTTGGTGATAGGATTTTTTATGGATAATGAATTAAATCTTATAATTTTTATTGTAGTATTTAGTTTGGTTTCTATAAATAACTATATAAATATATTAAAGGCGAAAAGGAGGCTGAAAAAAAATGGGAGTTAAGAGATCTTTGAATCCATTAAGACGATTTTCTGAATGGTATCTTCGAAGAGAATATATGAAAATTCAGAAACAGGATCAACAAGATAAAGCTAAACAGGCAGATTTTCAAAGAAAAGTAGCATTGCAAAGAGTACAAATTTTAAGAGAATTTATTAAAGAATTAAATGAAAATATATTACCTAATCGAAGAGCTAGAAAGAATTTTTGGCTAAGAGAAAGTAAAGGAGATCATGTTTTGGAAGAATATTTAGATCGAATTATTGAACATTATACTCCAAAACCTAAAGTTAAAGTTGAAGAAGTTAAAGAAAAAAAGGAGGAAAAATGAGTTTGGAGACTAAATTATTACAAGTTTTAGCAGATAGTCTAGATCGTATAGTCCAACTAGATGATGTTGTATTAAATGCTTCTGCTATTGATGGAAGAGACATAGTTATGACTATCGAAGATGAATTGAAGGTAGATATCCCTGATGAAGATGCAGAAAATTTATATACAGTTAAGGATATTCTTAATTATTTAACAACAAAATATCCAGAAAAAGATCAACCAGAAGAACAAAAATGAAATGTAAAAAGTGCAAACGAGAATTACCTAACAAAAAATTTATAACAAAAAATGGATGTAAATGGTGCGATTATAAATATCATAAAAAATGAGTAAATTAATCTCTGTTAAATTAAAAAAATATCTTATTGATCAATTAAAAGACAGAAATATTTTAGTTGATGTAAAAGAATGTCCTATAGTAGTAGAAGGAGAACTATGTTATATAGTTACTTTTTCTGATATTAATAATACAGAACATTTTTCTATTTATTATCCAGCAAAGAAAATTTTATGATTTATACTAAACAAGAAATAGATATATTAAGAGAAGCTGGTTTTATATTATCTGATATATTAGAAAATGTAGCAACTATAGCTAAGATTCCTGGAACTTCAGCTTATGATTTAGAAATTCTAGCAGAAACTTTAATTAAGGAATATAAAATCGAGCCAGCTTTTAAGGGATATAGAGGATATCCTAATTGTTTATGTGTATCTATTAATGAAGAAATTATTCATGGACTTCCAAAGAAAGATAAGATTATTAAAAAAGGAGATATAGTTAGTTTAGATTTAGGTATAGTATATAAAGGATATTATTCAGATAAAGCTATTACTTTTATTATAGGAGAAAGATCAAGAAAAATAAAAAAATTAGTAAAAGCAACATTAGAATCTCTTTTTATGGGATTATTAGAAATATATCCAGGAAATTATTTATCAAATGTTTCTAATGCTATACAAACTCATTTAGAAAATAACGGATTATCTGTAATTAAAACATTTGCTGGACATGGAATAGGAAAAGAATTACACGAATTTCCTTTAGTTCCTAATTATGGGAATAAAGACGAAGGTCTTATTTTAAAAGAAGGAATGGTATTTACTTTAGAACCAATGGCTACATTAGGTAAATCAGATATCGAAATTTTAGATGATGGATGGACAGTTGTAACAAAAGATAAAAAATTATCAGCTCATTTTGAACATACTATAGTTGTAACTAAAGAAGAAGGAGAAATTTTAACAATATGAATTTATTAAAATTAATTATATTTACATTAGGTTTTGTGTTAGTAATATTACCAATATCTTTATATTTTATTTTTGCTCAACGATATACATTTGAAGAAATTAAAAAATTTTTTATTATTTATTTTAGGAGTATGATAAAATGAAATATACTATAGCTTTTGATATGGATAATACTATATGTACTTCTATAAGGAGAAATCATCAAGAAGATATACCTAAAGTTAAACCTAGAGAAAACATGATAAAACTTATTAGAGGACTAAAAAAGAAAGAACATAAAATAACTATATTTACTAGAAGAGGAGCCAGCGGAAAAAATGCAAGAAAACTTACAGAAGAATGGTTAAAAAAATATGATATTCCTTATGATGAATTAATAATAGAAAAACCTCATTATGATTTATTAATTGATGATAGAGCTATTTCTTGTCATAGAAATTTTTGGACTCCAGAATTTATAGAAATAGAAGCAGAATTTTGCAAAGAAGATATAAATAAACATACATATAACCCAAGATGCAAAAAGTAAGTATTATATTAGCTGGAGGTAGTGGAAAGAGATTCGGATTAACAAAGCAATTTGTTCCGATACATAATATTCCTCTTTTTATTTATACTTTAAAAATATTTGAAGGAACTCAAAAAATATTAGTAGTTCCTAAAGAGTTTAAAGATATTACAGTTTCTATTATAGAACAAAATAAAATTAAAGATACTATCGTAGTGGAAGGAGGAAAAACTCGACAAGAAAGTATTTATAATGCTTTACAATATTTAAAAGAACAAAATTACGAAGGTAAAGTTATTATTACAGATGCAAATAGACCTTTGTTAAAATCAAAAACAATATCAAGATGTTTTAATTATTTAAATAAATATGATGCAGTAATTACTGTATGTAAAAGTATAAATACTCCTTGCAGAATAAAAGAAAAATTCGAATATATATATGATAGAACTTATATGTACGATTTACTGATGCCACAATGTTTTGATTTTGATTTATTATATAAAGCTCACCAAACTACTAAATTAGAAAATGCTACAGATGATACTCAAGTATTATTATCATATAAAAAGAACACTAAAATAAAAACAGTAAATATTTCATTTTGGGAAGGACTTAAATTAACTTACCCAAAGGATTATAAAATTTTTAAATATTTATTAAAGGAAGAGTTATGAAACTTCGTAGGAAGAAAAAGCATAGACATACTTGGAAATTATTACTCGTTCCTGATAGGGTAGCTAAAAAGTGTGGGATATATGGCTGTCCTGCTTGCGGTAAAACTAAAGTAGTAGAATTATGAAACCTCGTAATAAAATACTGGAGAATATAGCTGTTTCAGATAGTCCACAAAAAGGTGGACTAAGTGAAATAAAGGAGGAACTATGAAACCTCGCAGGGGAAAGAAGTTTGTTGTTAAAGAATTGCTAAGTTTAGAACCAGGTAAACATTATCTTCTTAAATTTCATCCTGGATTTGTTTCAGAAAAAGACTGTCATTCTTTTGTTGATTGGTGCAGAAGGAACAAAATAGATGTTTTTTGTTTTCCGACAGAAGATATAAAACAATTACAAATACAAGAGAAGCTAAAGGAGGAGAAATGAAAGTTTTAATTACTGGTGGAAATGGCGGAATGGCTAAAGCTATAGCCAAACTCCTTAAAAAAGAAAGATATAAAGTTAGAAATCCTGGAAGAGAAGAATTAGATATTACAGATTTAATGACTGTTTATAGATATATGGAAAAAGAAAAGCCAGATATTCTTATAAATGTAGCTGGTTATATTAAGCCTAATAAAGTCAAAGATATTAGATATTATGAATGGCATAATCATATAAATGTAAATCTTACAGGAGCTTTTTATTGTATTAATTACGCTTTACGATTTGGGAAGCTTTCTACAGTTATTAATATAGGATCTACTTCAGCATTTGAAGGTAGAGCCGAATGGGGAGCTTATTGTGCCAGTAAAGCTGGTCTAATGAGCTTAACAGAGACTTTAGCAAAAGAAGGTATTAATTCTTATGGTTTACATCCTTCTAGAACTAAAACAAAGATGAGAAAAGCTCTATTTCCAAAAGAAGATAAAAAAACCTTAATGCCACCAGAAAGAATAGCAAAATTTGTATTAAGAATATTAAATAAAGAGTTTAAAAATGGTTCACATATAATTGTTAAAAAAGATAATTTTATTGTTTTACCAAGTAGAGAATGTCCAAAGGAGTAAAAATATGAAAAGAATTTGTAAAACTATAGTTCCAAAAGAAGAATTTATTAATATTACAGATGAAGTTCAAGAAGAAATATCTAGTTTTGATCCCAATTATAATGGATTAATTATTGTTTATTCTAAACACACTACTGCTTGTATTAGATTATTAGAAAACGAAACATTACTTAAAAAAGATATGCACGATTTTATGGAAAGATTAGCTTCTTCTAATTGCTTATATAGACATGATGATTTAGAACATAGAGATGTTCCTCCAGAAGAGAGAAGAAATGGATATAGTCATTTAAGAGCCATGCTTTTAAATCATCAAGAAGTTATTCCTGTTATAAATGGTAAATTGGATTTAGGTAAATGGCAAAAAATTTTTTATATTGAATGTGATTTAGGAAAAGAAGATAGGACTTATAATATAATAATATTATGACACATAAACAATTTTTCTTTAAAGTATTAGATATTTTAGAAAAAAATAATATTACTTATTGGTTAATGTGCGGAACTTTATTAGGGGCGGTAAGAGATAAAGCTTTTTTACCTTCTGATCATTCAGATACAGATATAGGAATTTTAAAAGATGATTATTGGAAGGTAAGAAAAATATTTAATAAAGAATGTTCTTCTTTTTTTAGTAAATATAAATATAATTTTATAAGAAGAAGAGAAATAACAATTTCTTCAAGTGATTGGAAATATAAAGTAGATATTTTTCCAATGGAAAGAGATAACGATAAATATTATATTTATAGCTATAGAAAAAGTTCTACTGGTAAATGGGATCACGAATGGAGAGCAGTATTTCCTTATGAAAATTTCTTTCCTTTAAAACAAATAAATTTCTTAGGTAGAAAAGTTAATGTTCCTAAAGATCCCGAAATTATTTTGGAAACTCATTACGGTAAAGGATGGAATAAACCAGATCCTAATTTTGTAAGTTCTACTCCTCCTAATGAAGATAAATCATATAAAGGTTTTTATCCCGCAGGTTTCTATCCAGAAAAATTAGATAATAAAAAATATGATTTCGCTTATGTATGTGTTAATCTTTTAAGACCTGAAGAAACAAAGAAAACTATAATTTCTTTAAAAGCATATTGTCCTAATTGTAAAATCTATATAGCCGACCAAGATGATCCTTCGGCAGATATGTTTAATTTTTATGAACAATATAATGTTGAATATTATTTTATACCTTTTGATTGTGGATTAAGTTATGCAAGAAATTTTTTAATCAAAAAAATAGAAGAACCTTATATAATGTGGGGAGATAACGATTTTGTATTTGATAAAGAAAATAATATTTATAAAGCTATTGATTTATTAAAATCAAAGAAAAATATTGGCGTTGTGGGAGGATCTGTTTATAAAGATGAAAAAATGCTTCATTATGAAAGAATTTTAATGTATGATAAAGAACATGGAATTCTAGTGTATATTCCATTAGAACTAACAGATCCTATAGAATATAAACATAAAAGAGCAGAGTATTACTATTGCGATCTTACATTTAATTATGCAATAGCAAGAAGAGAGGTTTTCGATAATAAAAAAATAAGATGGAACGAAAATGTTAAAGTTAGATATGAACATAGCGATCTATTTTTAAAGTTAAAACTTTATTCTGAATATGATATAGTTTATTTTCCTAATATGAAAGTAAATCATGTTCATTTAGATACAGATAGATATAAAAACTATAGAAATAGAAAAGAAGACGCATTAAAATTTTCGGAATATTGGGATTTAAGAATGAATTTTACTATAGGAAAAGGTAAAGAAATATATGCTACAGAAGGTAAAGTCATTCCTAAAAGACTTTTAGAAAAGGAAATTAAACCTAATGAAATAGAAGAGGAAGCTCCAGAAAATGAAATAATTAAAGAAAAAAGTATAGAAGAAGAAGTTATAAATAAAGATAAAATTATTTATTTAATTAAAAATGAAACTGTAGAAAATATTATTAATAAATTATGTGATAATAATTTAAATTTTATATTATTAAAAGAAACATGCTTAGATATAGTGAGATATAAAGAACTAAAATTAAAACCTAATGATTTTCATATTACTAATAATAATAATATTGATTATAATAGATTAATTTACTTTTTAAAAGAACAAGGATTTAAAGTTACTAATAAACCATCTTCTAAAAAATTAACAATTCATTTATATCCTATAGATTTTAAAATGAAAATAAAAACTTTAAAATTATTTAATAGAAAAGTAACAGTTCCTTTTCCAGTTATAAAATATTTAAAGGAAGAATTCGGTGAAGATTGGCAAAAATATGAATAAAATAGCAATAATATATACTACCTTTTTAAGAGATAATTTAGAAAAACAAACAATCGAGTCTATTCTTGATAATTGGAATGAAAATTATGTTTTATTGATCGGAGAACAAGGATTAAGAGATAAAGACACCAAAACTGATTATTATAATAGTCTTAATAATAAAAATATTTATAGATATATTTTGCCTTTTGATTATGGATTATCAGCTTCTAGAAATTTTTTAGTTGAAAAAGCTAATGAGCTAAATTGTAAATATTGTTTACTTACAGCGGACTCAATTAAATTTTTACAACCATATGATTTACAAACAGTTATAGACTTTTTAGAAGAAGATCCAAGACGAGGAATTGTAGGACTTAATTTAAGAAGGAGAATTTGTTGGGAAGGAGATTTAGAATTAAAAGAAAAAGGATTTTATTTTGAAGCTCCTCAAAGAGAATTAATAGAATTTAAAAATATCGTTTTTCAGAGAGTAGATATATGCAGAAACTTTTTCTTAGCTACAACAAAATGTTTATTAGACAATAAATGGGATAATAATTTAAAACTATTAGAACATGAAGATTTTTTTTGGAGATTAAAAAATAATTCTGTTTCTTTTGTTAAAGAATATGGAACCGATATCTATCAACCTTATCAAGTATTTTATACTGATTATATAAAAGGAGAATATATTGAAGATAAACCAAAAGAATATTTAAAATATAGAAATAGAATGTATAATGAATTTAAAAAGATATTAGAAGCTAAGTATAGTTTTAAATTTAGTTGGATTTATAGTCCTGGCTTTAAAAAAAGATTTAAGAGATAATGAAAGAATTAAAATTAAAAACAGGAGATATATTTTTTACAGATACTTTTTCTACAGCTTCAAAAATTGTTAAATTTTTGATGACAGCTCCGACTATTTGGCATCATTTATTCTGGAAAATTACAGGTAGAATAGATAAAGAAAGACCTAGATTTTACCATGCAGGGATGGTATTTAATGAAAATCAAATTATTGAGCAACAATCTAAAGTTATAATTAGATCTGTAGAAAAAATTTATAAAAAGAATTTTGTTATATGGAGGAAATTAGATTTATCAGTATATGATAAAAATTTATTAACTAGAATAGCTTTAGAAGATATTGGAGAAGGATATGGTATTCTAGAATGTATAGGTAAAGCTATAAGTTGGCTGACAGGAATTAAATTCTTTGCAAGATGGTTTGATATGAAAGATAATGATATATGTGTAATTAGAGTAGCTGATTGGTATAGAAGAGCTTTAAATTATACTTTTGGAGCTAAAAATATAAACGACTTAAATACAAAACTTATAGATTTATACTGCGAAAATCATCCTGAAGAATGGGAATGTATAGCTATAAGATATGATAATAATTTAGTGGTATATTAATGAAAAAACAATTAATAATTATAGGAGGAGGAACTAGTATAAAAGAGGGTATTTTTAAAGGATTATGGGATAAATTAGAAGGAAAGTTTACTTTTGGGTTAAACTATTCCTATAACTTTTTTAATGCTTCTACAGCTCAATTATGGGTAGATAAACAGTTTTATAGCCAACATCATCAAGAATTAGATCAATTACCTTTAATTTTATGTAAATACCATTCAAGAATGGAATGTCATAAATGTGAAGGACATAGAAATAAAGAAAGTTGTGAAAATTGTAATAATATTAGAATTTTTTCTAAGCCTTCTAATTCTTTAGTATTTAAATGTGTTCCTCATTATTCTAGAGATTTAAAAGACGGAATATATAGATCATCATTAGTTGGAATATTTGCCTTATCTATAGGTATATATTTATTAGATGAAGGAGATGAAATTTTTTTATTAGGATATGATTTTGGTAATTTAGATAATAAAAAAGATGATAAAGGTAAATTTTTAACTCATTTTTATCAAGAAGAACTTGATCATAGAGGTATCGGAAAGATTAGTTGGTATAGTAGTAAAAATAGAGCTAAAGATACATTTGGAGTATATAAAGATGAAAATAAAGTTAAAATTTATAATGTAAGCTTGAATAGTAAAATAAATACTTTCGAAAAAATAGATTATGATAGTTTTTTTAATAAGTTAGATAAAATTAATTATAATCAAGAAGAATTAAGAGAATATATAAAAAATAAATTAGGAAGATTATTATGTTTAAAATAAGGAGATAAAATGTATATAATATATTTTGAAGACGAAACTATTTTTAAAGGAGGTAATATAAGAGAAACCAAATGGAATTTAATGCCTAATAAAGCTATTAAAAAAATAGAATGTTCTATAGGTGGAAAAACTATAGTTTTAGAAAATTACGAAGCTTATAATCTTTTTTATGAAAAGCAAGTGTTTATAAATAAAGGTCTTAGTGGAATTACCAAATTTGTTATTATGGGAAAGAAAGATAATAATGTTATTAGAATTATTTTTAATTTTATAAAACAGAAATGTTTTTATGATGGTAAAGAATTTGGTAAAGAATGGAGAGGCAAGCCGACTATAGGTTGGAAAGAAGGACTTCTTAATCAGAAGTCTATGTTATATTTCAAATAAATACATCAGGATTATAAAACTGTATTAATAATTTCATTCTTATATAATCTACTTTAGGAGTATAAGACCAATCTGCTAAATCACAATAAGCAATCAATTCCAATCTTTTCATTTCTGGTTCGTTTAGAATATCTTGAACTTTATACATAACACTAATATCTCCCCAAAGATAGGATAATTTTCCTTTTTGTTCTTGTCTATAAGCTCCAGGATCGGTATCATAAGGATAATAGTTATCTACAGGATATTCATATAAAGGAATACAGTTAATATAAGGAATATATTTTTCTGGAAATCTTTCTATAACAATTCTCCATTGTTTTCGATAATATAAATCTTCAGAAGTATGACCTGGAGCTCGTAAAGAAACTTCTTCCCAATCAGTAGAAAAGGTACGAACTACATTAATTTTTTCAAGACTTAAATCTATAGTATTATTTTTAATTCTTTCACTTTTTTCTACCTCTTTAATAATTTCTTGTTTAGTCTTTTCAGAACTATCCCATAAATATTTAATTTTTCTTTTTTTCTCTTCTCTTCTCATTATGTTCTATTTTTTAAAATAATTTGTTTGGTAAAATTTTGATGATTTAAATAACTTACTAATAATTTAATATCTACTTTTTCTAAATCGTCTTCATTATTTATATATCTTGTTATAGTTCCTACACTAATAGGAGAAGAAGTTAATTTATAATAGTGGTAATGATAATACCAAATTTCTTCGTCTTCTTCGCCTTCGTTATTAATATGATGTATATCAGTATCAACGGATTCTTCATAATTAAATCTTTTAATATCATAATATATATTTTCTTGATGCGTAAAAATATATTTAAAAATTTCTCCGCTCACAAATAATCTATATTTTGTTTTTTCTTCATTTAAAGGAATCCAATATTTATTAATATTACAATCTTCATGCCATACATAATTTAATGATCTTACCATATGAGGAAAATCTAAATCTTGTTCATTATTTAATTGATAAGCATAATCTGGATTTATAGCTTCGGCTTGAGATCTAGTCATTCCTGTATTTAAATAAACTTTGACAGTCGCATAAGGTAAATGGACATTAGGATCATGTGTAGGAGAAGTATCTATATAATATTTATAAGGAAAATTTAATGTTCTATCGAAATAACTACCACTCCAATATAATCTATAATCATAATCTTCATCCCAACAAGCTTCTCCATAAGATCCTGGATAAATAGCAGGATTAAAATATTTACCTTGCCATTTTAGAACATAAGGATCGTATCCTACATAGCCTCCTTCTCCAGCATATATTAAATTCTCATCTCCATATATATACCAAAAATTATCGTAATCTGCTGTTATCAATTCAGAAGTTGCTAATAATTCATCTCTTTCTTCTGTAGTTAATATCGGAGCTTCATCTTGAGAAAAAGGTTGCCATCTTTTTTTAAAAAGTTCACGTTCCCTTTCTGTAAGATCTCTATTAGGAAATATAAAACTAACATCCTGATTTTCTATTGCTTTCGTTAAAATAGAGATATTAACAAAAGGAATTAAATTTTCTGTTATGTCTAAATCAACTTTAAATTTATAATAACAAATCGCAGGATATTGTGGTGTGGACATACTTTTTAAATCTCCTTACTTAATCATCACCAGGATGAAATTTAATTCTATCATCACGTTCATCTTGATGATAATCATCTACTATATAAGAATCAAATTTTTTGTAACCTTCTCCATCTAAATTATCTGAATGAATTTCTCCAGCTTCTAAATCTATCATTCTAGGATATAATTCTAAAATAGTTTTTAACCATCCAGATCTTAATTCTCTTCTTATTGAAGATCGTTTCTGTTCTAATTTATTGTTATTACTATGATGAATATCCCAAATATTATCTATTTTTCTTTTTGTCTCTTTACGTTTCATATATTTTTAAAGGATTATTTACTGTAATAATATATTTAAAATATAAATTACCAAAAATAGGAGTATTTCCATATCCTCGATTATTCCAACTATGAAGAACTCTAAATCCTATTTCTAATATATATGCACTATTTTCATCTTCTGTTAATTCAATATCTGTTAATTTTTGGACTCTATACCATTGATTAAACCATCCTTCATAATTATCTAAATAATCTATAAAATCTTTAGAAGCGTTAGGGGCTACTTTCATAATTAGATTAGGTTTAAGTGCAGAAATTAATTCTTCTGGAAAATTACTTAATCTTATATGTAAAGTAAAATAATCGTTTTCTTTCCATATATACCAAGAATCTTTATCTCCATTTTCTTCTGTAAATTCTTTATAATATATTCCTAATCCTAATTTTTCACTACCAGATAAATCTCTTGGAAATTCATATTGATATATTCTTTTAGCATATGGAAGATGATGTGGTTGGATATTTTGTTTTTGAAGATTATCTATAATATTTTCTGAATTCTTAACTTTAACCCAAATTTTATCTAATTTTTTTTTAGATTCTTCGTATTTCATTATTCTATATAACTCTGTGTAGTGATATCAAATTTTTTATCTAAGAAAGTATAATGCCCAGGATTTGGAGTAGGTTCTTGAGGATATCTATCATCTATATCTTCTAATTCTGATTTAGATTTTGTATTATCGCAATCTAATGTAACTTTCATTGTATCTGCATTTATAGTTATACCTTTAACACTTACAGGGAATCCGTTATTATTTTTATAAACACCAGTTTCAGTAGTATTTGTAATATTTAATCTATTTAATAATCTAATATCATAATATAAAAATCCATCTATTGTAAGATTTAAACCAATATTAGTTATAGGTAAAATATCTCCATTTATATTTTTTAATTTTTCATATTCTAAATTAGCTACATTTCTTGCATAGTTTCTATAATTATAATATTCTCCAGTTACATTATAAAGTCCATTTTCTCTATCTTCTAAATGAGGAGTAGATTGATATCTACCAGTTTTACTTGCTGAAATTTCTTTAAATGGATAAGTTCCTACATAATAAAATTCTTCGGGATATACCCAATTATTATAAACTCTTTGTCTTCTATACCATAATCCTAATATCTTATATAAATCGCTTGTTAATGGCTGTAAACTAGTTCCTATGTATTTATTTGTAACTATTGGATTAACAAGTGGCATTATACGATTTTGTAATCTATAAAGTCCTATATATTGAATATCTGCATACCAGAAATATTCATAATTAGGATCTGGTTGCCATTGTCCAGTTTCTATCCAATTAGCTAATTCTGCTTGATTTTCGATAGCAAAGCCTATATTTAAAGGATGTCCTGTTCCTTCTTCTTTAAATACTCTTTCAAATTCTTGAGTTCCTAAACTTATTTTAATACCTCTATAAATTACAGGATTATCATGAATATATCCTATTCCTCCTGACATACTTCCACCAAAAAGTAATATTCCTTGAGCTCCTGATGGAGATTTTAAAATAGGACATCTATCTAATTCTACAGTATTTGAATTTATATATTTAACTATTTTGTAATTTCCTAAATGAGCTCCTTCACCACTAACTATATCTATATTTAATCCTTCCATACTTCTAGTAAATTTATTACCAGTTCCTGTTAAAATTTTATTCCCACCTAAACTTGTACCAAGAATTCCTCCCAAAAGATATTTAGTTTCATTGGGATCTCCTAAAGGAACTTGAGTACAGCCTAAATTAGTAATTTCTGTCATTCCTATATCCCAATTTGGATTGTAAATATCTATTTCCTGTATTTGAGCATGATATAAATGTAATTGTTCATTTATACTAGGGATTGGCAAATCTACTGTAACTTTTTTAGTTGACCAAGTTTCTGAAGATGTAGCCTCTACATTAACAAGTTCTTCTTCAGTAATTGGATTTAATCTATTTATTTTTCCTGTAAAAATTAATTTATCTCGTATATAAATAGTTACTGAATTTTGATTAGTTATTTGAGAAGATTGTTCTTCTTCATTGGTATCTAATCGGTCAAATTTTCTATTTAAAATAAAATATGCTTTACTTTCTTCATCTGCAAAATGCTGAACTCTAATAGAATCTAATTTAACATCATTATCAGGTAATATATTTCCATTTATATATACTTTAAAATCAGTTCTTGGTGTAGGAGTATGATTAACACTATTATAAGGTACAGTAGTAAATCTAAAATCAGTATTAATAATATTTTCTTTTTTGGTAATAAATCTTAAATCGGTATTAACTAATCCTCCTTTAAGAAAAGGTAAATAGGTATTAATATTATAAGACAATTCTCTAATGAACGGAAAATAAGTATTAATTTTAGTAATTTCGCTATAATCTAATTTATACAATTCTGCTGTTAGACTATCCGTTCCTATAAAAACTGATAAATATTCTTCAGAATCATCTATAGTTATCATGTTATCAGTATTAGATTCTATAATGACTATAGATCTTTCTAAATCTAAATCGTCTAAATTATTCATTTTAGCTATCTTACCGTTACTACAAGCTACATATAATTCACCAAAAAGTTCATTAATTGTTAAAGCTTTAGCATTATTTAGTCCTATATCTAAGGTATATGTTCTCCATCTTTGTTCTCCTAATCCATTATAATCTATTTCTACTTTAACTACTTGAGCTGGAGTTTCATCAGTTGAAATATAAAGATGACCATCATGATATTTAATATCAGTAGCATAGGAGGCTTTGTTTACTCCTTCTATTTTATCATATAATGTAATTGTGTCTTCTAAATTTATTATTTCTGGAGTAGTTTTTAATTCTATTTCTTCAGATAAAGTAATAGTATCTTCCAAATTAAGTTCTTCAGGATTTAATTGTAATAAAACTTCTTCAGATAATGTTACTGTATCTTCTAATTCAATTTCATCGGCTAATGAAGTTTCTGTACCATTTCCAGAATTATAAAGAAAATCTATAGTATCTTGAGTAAAAACACTACTAGAAATTCGTACATCATCTATATCTCCTTCAAATGCAACAGTTCCAGCTCCTCCGCCAGCAGGATCGGCTATTCCCATATATAATTTAGCTATTCCATTAAATAATGTACTATCAGGTTCGGAATATTGCATAGTCGAAGCTATTTCATTACCATCTACATAAAGTTTTAAAGTGCCAGCATTAAAAGTAAAACCAATATGATGCCAAGTATTTTTAGTTATAACTGTGGTATTAGTTTCATAAAGTCCTGTATATAGCCCTGTATCGTCTCCATATCTAACTTGTAATTTATAATTAATAGCGTCATCGCTAGTTATTGAAATCATCCATTCACAATCGTTACTATTTTGTTTCCATTTACCAATAATTGTTGGAATTAAATTAAAAAGACCTGTTTTTTTAATCCAACAAAAAACAGATAATTTATCTGTCCAAACATAATTAGAGGTATCTCCACAATCTACCCAATCATTAGAATCAAAACTTAAAGCTGTATTTATTTTTCCTGTTACACTTATATCTTCTGTATTATGTTGAGCAGTTCCGTTGTTACTACCTATAGTATCCAATACTGTAGTAGTAGCCAAATTGTCATTCATTTTCCAATGTGCAATATTAGCCATTTATTTCCTTATTTTTAACTTATTGTTATAGTAACTGTAACTTTTAAATCTACATCTGAATCTACTGATTTTGCACTAAAAGTAAATCTATCAAACATTACAGAACCTGATTCTGTATCACTATCAAATACTCCCGCTTCAGTAATATCATAAGTTTCTCCTGAACCAAACGTAAAAGTTTTAGTAAATCTAGCTTTATAATCAGATACATAAGATAAAGTAGCTAAACTTCTTTTAACTTCTGTTTCTAAAGCTGTATCTCCTGCTGTAGGAGAAGTAGAACCTTCTCCAATAGCAATAGCTCTAAAATAAGTTGAAGAAATTCCATTTAATAATTTAGCTAGTTCTTCTTTACCAGTATTAACTATCGTATTATGTCCTTTATCGTAACTTAAAATCTTACCAGTTTTTTTACTAACTAAAGCTACTTCCCATTCTCCTATTATTTTAATTTTTTCTTTCATTGTTACTCCTTTATATTTTTTTTTAAGTTATATCTTCACTAGTAACATTCCAAGTTCCATCTTCTATCTTTACTAAAGTAGTAGGACTTGTATAAGTTACTACCCATAAATTATTACTATCATCTATAGTTATTGCTCTTGCATTGTTAATTCCTGTTAAAGTTATTGTTCCTAACAAAGAATTAGATGTTTTACTAAATCTTAATAATTTAGCATCTGATCCGCTTATAGAGCCTGGTATTAAAAGAAATGTATAATCTCCAACCACTAAAGAAATAGCTTCTTCAGTAATAGCTACTGGTTTAGTATAATAGAAATAAGAAGTAAGAGGGGAAGTTTTACTTAATCTCATTCCTATATAATCATCATCATCTAGAGATAAATAAATATAACTTCCATTATCTGTTATTTTTGTTATTTTATCAGCTTGAATATTTAGATCAAAATATCTAACATTAGGATTATATTTACTTACTTTATATAAATAAGAAATTCCTCCAGTTCCTAAAAAAGCTATCCAAAGATATTCTCCTTCTCTATGAATAGCAGTTATTTGATTTTCTGAAAAAGTAAATCTATTTTTAATCATATTATACTGATGTATATTTAATACTAATTATAGGCTGTTCTAATCCTGATTGAGTTGTTCCAACTGGAATAATAATCTTCAAATTACAATAAAGTACTTTTGCTCCTGTTAATGCTCCATTTTCATTATTTAACCACAAAAAATGGTTATTTTCACTTCCAGCTAATGGATATCCTGCCCAATCATCTCCAGGAAGTCCATCTGTAGTAACTACTCCTTTCCACCAACTATCATCAGCTACTCCATTACCTAAACTATATAATTCAATACTATCTAGGTCTTCATCGTCCCATAATTCTAATACAGGTTCCGAAGTAGTTTCTCCATCAAAATCAAAAGCAAATACATATCTTTTATTTTCAGCAAAATTATGTATTTCTCTTAAAATACCTGAACTAATATCTTCTAAAAAACATCTGTTTACTTCTACATCTTCTGTAGCACTAATTAAAACACCTGCCTGATTTTTAGCAGAATCAGAAGGAATAGTTTCACCATCTGCTACAGTAGTCGATCCAGCAGAGAATAATAATCTATCATTAACGATAGATAATTCTTGCCAATCTACTCCAGAAGTATTTAATGGCTGATCTTCTGTATCACAATTCACAAAAATTGAAAGTTCCGTTGACATAAATTCCCCTCCTTTACCAAGAATTAGCTCTAAGTCTTATTATATAATCTTGTCTTCTTGTTCTAAGACTTTCAGGATATTCTATAGGTAAAATTCTCTTTACTTTATAATTCCAATATGTACTATCTGATTTATCAAATCTTAAAATATATGGTATATTTACTTGAACTAAAGTCTCTAATTCATCTATTTTTGAAGCTAGTTCTATGTAACTATCTCCATGTAAAATTCCTTCAATTTCTATATCCCAAGCTTGATCTCCTCCTTCTATAATAATACTACCTTTAGCTCTAACAGTAGAATGTTCTACTATATCTTTAGGAGATTGAGGTATATTAGTTCTTTGTACTATAGGAAAAGTATATAATAATGTATTTCCTGTAGAATCATATAATTTAAATCTTGGTATAAAATCATTCATACTTTACTCCTTTATTAATATTCTTCTATTTTTTCGTTTATTCCTTTAGATAAAATAGAATTAGGATCTTCAATATCATTCTTAATTACTACTCTAGTTCTACCTTCTATAGGTTTACCATCTAATTCTACTACAAGATCTATGTTTTGATTAAGAGCTATAGGTGGAATAGCTGTAGGAATTTCAGGTCTAGCTTGAACTCTAAGGGCTTCTACTGGTCTAATTCTAGCTATATCTCTCATAATTTCAGCTATATTTATTCGTGGCATACCGCCTGGAATTGGCATATTTCTAGGAGCTTCTTCCCGATACCATCTTCCTGCTTGATATTGTTCTACCCTTTCTGGAAATCGTTCAGCAAAGACACTACCTGCCATTCTACCTAGATCTTCTATTCGTAAGGTACCAGCTAAAACTCTTGCTATATCTTCAGCTACACCAGATCCATAAGCCATAGCTATCTTATAAAGTTCAATAGCATCTTTTGAATAAGAATTTTGTTCTATTTTTTCTCTGGTAATCGCTTTTTCTAGATCTAATTGTCTTTTTAATGGACTTAAAGTGTCTTCCTGTAATCTTAATTGACTTTTTAAAATATTTTCTGCTTCTAAAATTTTCGATTCTGAAGCTCCTCTTAATTTTAATAAATCTAATTCGTGTCGAATTATAAGTTCTAATTCTTTAATTTCTTCTTTAGTTCTAAAAATAAACTTTGGAGTTATTTTTATAGATTTAGCTCCTACTGTTTTATTTAAATCTTCTATAAAAGTATCTACTTCATTTATAATTTTATCTTGATCTTCTTTTTTTATTTTTTCCCATTTAATTCCTAAAGGTACATTTCCGAATCCAAATCCTAATCCTATTCTAGCTTTCCATTCTTTTGATAAAGCTCTTTTAAATCCTTCTACAATATCTACAGGATCTTTGAAATATTGTAAATAAAATTCACCGACAGGAAAATGAGGTACTAATAATCTTGCAAAAAGACTTCCTAATATTTTAGCGTGTTTTTCCAAATCTGTCAATAAATCATTTATATTTTTTAAAGCTTCTGCAAAATCTTTTCCCCCTGCTACTCCTTGAACAAAATTTTGGCTAGAAACTTTTGTTAGATTTTTCATTATTTTTATCTGTCCACTAACAGAAGCCAAAACTTCATCATATTTTTCTTTTTGTTCATCTAATAATTTATTATAATCTTGTATTTCAGTATTAATATCTTTTTGGTTTTTAAGTAAAGTATCATATAAAGCAATTAAAGCCATTCCAGCCTCTTTCGATCTTACCCCTCCGAATATTCCCATTGTTTCTACAATAGCTTGAATAGGTTTTCCTTCGTTTTTTAAACGATTAACAGCTTCTAATACTTTCATTAAAGCTAAATAGGCATTATCTACTTCTGGATTAAATTTAATTCCTAACATTTTCGTTGCTTGATCTAAATTCTGTACTAATTTATTAATAGAAGTTCTTAAAAGTCTTCCTGCTCTTGATCCTTTTAAACCAGCGGTTTCTAAAGTAGCTAATAAAGATATAGTTTGTTCCATATTAAAATTAAAAACATTAGCTGTCGGTAAAAACTGCTGTAAAGCTCCAGTAAATTCATTTAATTCAAAAGCGTTTGTTCTCCATAATTTATAAATTTGTGCCCCTGTTACTTCTAATCTTTTAGATTCTGGAATTGTTTTATTAATAGAATCTCCTAATAATCTATATGCTTGAGCTAATACTCTAGCTGTTTGATCTGCATCGCCAAACATTACAGTCGCTAGTCTTGTAGCTGTTTCCATTCCTTGCATAGATGTTTTAATATTTAAACCTACTGTACCAAATCTATAAAAAGCAGATTGTAATTTTGCCATACTTTCTCCAGTTTCTATAGATAGATTTTTTGTTCTTTCTGTTAATTCAACTACCGCTTCGCCCATAGTACCTGTATAATCATGTATTACTTGTTTAGATTTTTGTAAAGCTCTATCGAATTCTACCCAATATTGAAGTCCTTCTGAAAAAGTTCTAAATACTGCCATCATCGCTTGTCTAAATACAAACCATACAGGAACCACTATAGCTACTCTTTTTAAAGCCTTAACAAAATCATTTTGTTTAGTTGTAGCTGTTTTTAGACTTTGAGTAGAAGTTTTAGTAATTCCATCTATCTCTTTCAAAGATTGTTTAACTTGTTGAACACCCTGTTGGGTTGCTATAATTTTAATTAAATAAAGTGATTCTTTACTAGCCATTTTTATCGCCTCTTATTTTTCTTTGTAAAAGTTATTTTTGGTATTCCAGTAACTTTTGGTTTATCTTGTTTATCTATTTTTTTATTCTTTTTTTTCCATAATATATAACTATCTGTCCATAAATCATTTTCTATAACTTCTTGCGAAATAAATTTTTCTTCTGCATATAAATCTATATAAAGATTATAATAAAGTTCTAAATATCCTAAAAATAATATTTGTATTCTGGAAAGATCTTTATTGTTATCAAATAAATTTATATTCATATTATTTTTAATATTAGAATATATAGATTGCCATTCAAAAGATCTCGCTAATTCTCTTAATGGATTATTTTTCATTATAAATTAGGGTTAAAAATTAAAGCTCCTATATAATTACTAGCTAAAACTAATAACAAATCATCGGCATTTATTAATAAATCATCTATGTCTTTAAATGCTTTAATCCATTTATCTTCTTCTTTTTTTTCTAATACCATAGCCACCATCGCTATATTAGAAAATTCTGTTATAATATCTTCTATAGAAAATTCTAAATAATCTTTTTTATTAATTATTAATTTATTTATTGTTAATTCTAAATCTTCAATATCTTTTGATAATTTTTTCTTCACTTCTATAGATTCTGTTCCTCCAATTTGTAATTTGATATCATCAATCTGAAGATATATTTCTGCTATATCTTTATCCATTTTTTCGATATCTATTCCTTTTTCTTTATATTGTTCTATCCATTGTTGTCTAAACTTATAAGCTTTATCCATGAGTAATTCCTGTTTTTTAAGACTTCTTAATCTCTGAAGTTCTAATCTTTCTTTATAATTTGGTTTTTTAACTCTATAAGTTTTTCCTTTACATTCAAATTCTATCTTATTATCTTTAACTAAATTTTCTACTTCTTGTAACTCATCGATTTTTTTAAGTTTATCTGTTACTTCTTTAGCTAATTGTTCCTTACTTTTCTTTTCTTCCATTTTATTCCTCCTTACTATTTTTATCAATAAATTTCACACTTGGTATTAATGAAAACTTAATTAATTTTTTTAGTACTCTAGATTGTTCATAGATTATTTCTTTTGTTAAATCTTTAAATAAGGCTGGATTAAGTGATTTATTTTTAGAAAGGACTTCTATCCTTTTACAGATAATTCCTACTGTAGATGAGGCTTCCTTATCAATTATATCATTAATAAGTTCTATCCATTTTTCCATTTCCATACTTATCTTACTCCTAATTTATGAAAGAAGAGAATCTAGCCTAGAATAGTTAATAATCGATACTCTAAGCTAGATCTCTTTCATTCATTATATTATATTCCTAAATCTTCGTAAGTTTCGCTAATCAATAAATCTTCGCCTTCTAATGTAACACCAGAATCAACATGCGTATCAATGTTAGCGGTTCCAGGTCTAAATGCTGAAGGTGTTAATTTTGTTGCTTTGAATCCAAGTTTATATGTGCCTTTATCTGAATCTGAATATAATGCACAAATAAATGTTAAATCATCTGAAAATTTATCTATATCAATTACTCCATATCCGCTAGCGACATCTCTTAGAACTTCTTCTAATGTAAAATCGCTTTCTAATAATCTACCTAAAGTAATAGTAACAGTCTTATTAGTTGTTCCTCTAAGAACTACTTCTTTGTTACCAATTTCTCTAACATCTTCTCTATCGAATCTAACATCAATTGTAGCACTTTGAACTTTATGCAAATAATTAGAGGATGCTGTTTTAAGATATAATGATGCACTATTCGCTCTAATTGCTGGTAAATCTGAATCATTTTCAATAAACGGAGCTGATGGAGAAGCTACCCAAGAAGATGCGGTGTACCAGTATTTAATTACGTCTCCAGCTTCACAAGCATCTACTGTTAGAGTAGGAGCAGAATAAGAAAATTGATCAGAAGTTAATTCTTCTGTTTCTCCGCTTCTAACTCTTACAACTCTTAAAATATACTCTCCAGCTTTATCTGGATTTTCAACTGCTGAAGGATCAGATACTGTTATATCAACTGCATTTCCTGAACCTAAATCTCCACTTGCAACTGTTTTCTTTTTGAAAATGAAATATTTGTTATTGCCTTGCCAAAGTTTTGCAGATTCTCCAGTAAACTCAAACGATCTGTCGATTAGAGCTGTCGGATCTCCAATTGTAATTGAAAAACCAACTAATCTCTGTTTAGGATATACTAATGTGCCGACAAAAGCATCATTAGTATCTGTTAGATAAGCACAAAGATCAAAAGCTGTATTATCAAAGTCTCCTAATGAAACACTTCCAGAAGTTTTGTTTGCTAATAATCTAAATAAATCAATTACACCATATTCCCTTTGCATTAATCTGCAACCAACTGTAGGAATATCTTTTAGATTTGCAACTACACCTTCTCTACCAAGTTCTTGAATTCTTTCTATGGTACGAGTTACATCTGGATCCAATGTTTGAGCCCTATCAATCTGTGCCCAATCTGTATCCCCTAATAAAGGGATAATACGAGGTTTAAAGTTACTTTGTGAATGAAAAAGATCACTCATTATTTAGTCCTCCTATGACTTTTTTTTACTTTATCGACTCTCTCTTCATTAGATTGTCGATTATTCTAATTTTCCTTCTATCTTAGATACTCTCTCTGATAGATCTCCCACTTTATCTTTAATTTCTTTTAATTCCTTACCTACAAATTTCATATCTTTATCTAAATGTTTTAAATCATTAAATTTCATAATTAGAAAAGCAAATCCTGTTAAAAACATATTTGCTGTTGTAATTAAGAATAACCAAAATTTCCAATCACTTAAAAATTTCATAATTATAACTCCACTTTATCAAGACTTATATTTAAGGATATAAGATGTCTATATCTATCTTTAGGATCTAAAGTATCTTTGTCTATATTTAAGTCCACAATTGTATCGCTAATTCCTATAACTTTAATTTTTCCATTTTGTGTTTTAGATTCTATTTCTCCATTACTGTCAATAATATATTCATAATAAATACATCCATGTTTTAATATACTAACGATATAATCTTTTAAATCTAATCTTTGTCCATCAGAACTAGCAAAAATGTCAATTAAGATTAAGGGATTTCTTAAAGTAGAATTAGTTCCTATTTCTACAAATTCATGTTCTGTATTGCCTACTCTTATACAAATAACAGGAACAGTTACTTCTGTAGAATATACTCTTTTAAAAGTTTTTTCTACATTTATATTAGTCCATCCATCTTCAGCTAATTTAGTTTGTAAAAACTGTATAATAGAAGCTTCAATATTTCTACTAATTCTATACATTATTTTCTCCCTAATCTAGCAGAATGTCTTGCTAGTATTTTAGATATTTGTCCACCAAACCAATGTTCTGTATTCTCTATATAATTTATAGGTTGAATAGGATGTTTGGGAATAAAAGAATAATTTCCTTTAGAACTATCAGGTACCCATCTTGATCCGCTTCCAAAAGATATAGGTTTTGGCTCACCAGGTGAAAAATATCCTACAGGAACTTTTCCGCTTCCTGGTAAATTTAGTATATGATTAGAACCATAATTGATAGCTTTATAATAAGGTACAGTATGTTCTAATAAATCTATATTTCCTACCCCAAATCCAACAAAAGGAGCTTGTCCTCCCATATTTACAAATAAATCAGAATTTATAGCTACTTCTAATCTTCCTGGGCTACCATAAGGTCTTTTAATTTTATTTCTAATATTTTCTTTCATCTTTTCAGATGTTCTTTCTCCTAATTCTGCTATATCTCCTTGCATTTCGAACCAAGAAGTAGTAATATCTCTTTCAATATCAGCTATTGGTTTTCCTCTTTGTATAATATTGACTCTAACATCTTTCATTATTCTATTCTCCAAAGAGTAATTCTTACATATTTATCATCTAAAGAAAAAATACTAAAATTCGATACATTTTCTCTATATGATAAAAAATATATTCCATCTATTTCTATTTTATGAGATAATCTTATTAAATTTAAATCATTTTTTTTGATAATTAATTCTTTAGCTTCTTGAACTTTCATTCCATAAAATTTCCAATTTAATTTTTCAGGAGATACTGTAGAAACTATAGCTTTAATTGAAATAGGATTTAAATTAAGCCTAGAAACATTTTTTTCAAAAGGATCTATTATAGATTCTTTAGCAATATAAACTCTTATTGATTTCGCTAATTGTTTAAACATTTTATCCATAATTACTCCTTAATTAAATTGTATCTTTACTTGATCTCCTGATCCTCTCCGATATAATAAATAAATATCTGGATCACCAGAAACGCTAGTATCATGCCAAACTGCCATAAATTGATCTGCTGTTAATGTAGGTTCTGTATCTTGAATATATACTTTAATTTTAAGTTCTGTCTCTTTTTCATAGCAGTTATTTAAAGCGTCTTTTACTGTAGTTCCTGTAACTGAAGAATCGTTTTTTATTTGACTTGATGGTTGATATAATATAGGTGCATTTCCGCTTAGTGTTCCTGATATATGCGAATTATATAATTCTAAAGTTCCATTATTTGTATAATTACCTAATAAAGTAGAATGTCTAGCTTTAATTGTTCCATCAGTAGGAATTGTTCCTCCAGTACCTCCAATTAAAGATGCTTTAATATCATATATTCCTTTGCCTCCATTAAGTAAACTCCAAGCTAAATCTGTATATATTTTTATAGCGTTAATATTAATTATTGTACCATCAGAAGTAAAATAATTAGGTTTATAAGCGGTATCGTCAGTTTCAAGAGTTAAATTTCCATCATATATATAACCATTATATCCACTAATTGCAGCCTCGACAACATTACTTATTAATACATTATCAGAAAATTTACAATTAAAAAAACTAGAAGATACTAAATTTTTCATTGTAACAGTATTACTAAAAAGACAATTTTGAAAATGAATTCTATGACCAAAATCTCCTCCATTAGTGCTTCCTTGTAAAATAACTGGAGTATTAAACCATAAATTCTTAAAGTATATATAACGAAAAGTACTATTATTTAATGTAGATTGTAAAGAATTTCCTGAACTTGGAACTATTTTAGTAGCCTCATAACTTATACCTTCAAAGGTTATATTTTGTAATTCGTTATTTTCTAATACAAGATTTTCTATATATCTTCCTGCTCCTATTTTAATTGTATAACCTTCAGAATAGGAGTCATCTCCATTTGCTATAATTTGATTAATTGCTCCTTGTATTGTTTTAAAAGGATCTGTAATTGAACCTATTTCTGTATTCGAAGTATTATTCTTATCTACATATAAAACTTTAGTTGCTTGAGCAGGGGTGTGTAAACCTTCTTCTATTATTAATCCATATTTATAAGTATCTCCAAATGATGGACTTGTTGTAGAGGGCATTATAATACCTCCTAAACCTGTCCTAAGACCGTATCTTACTTTATTAGAATCATAATCTGAACAATTAAATACATAGGCTTTACTATTCGAAGTTACATATATTCCGCTTGTACCTGTACCTCCATTATCAGAAAATTTACAGTTATAACAATATAAATCAGATTCGTAAGTTCTTATACATGCTCCGCTACTGTGGTTAGTTTTAAAAGAAATACCATAAATTGATATTTGCATATGATTTTCTCTAAGTGCAAGCAAAATAGCACTTGATCCGCTTATTAAAACATTATCTGCATTTTGACCTTGAATAGCAAAAGTTATATTTTCATTAGAAGAAAAACCTGAAACTGAAACAGTTTCATTATAATTAAGACTATCTTGTAATCTAATATATGTAGTCCTTCTTAATATTTTAGGTAATATATCAACTGCATGTTGGATGGTAGCAAATGGTTCGGCTTCTGTACCTGGATTATCATCACTACCTGTATCAGGATTTACATAATATCTAACATATGCACCAGTAGGAGAAGCTTTTACTATTTCTCCAGCTCCTATTTCGTTTTCTCCATTATTAGAATGTTCATGTTCTTTAGATATTGCATCTTTAATATCACTAGCTATTACTTCATTTTCTCCGCCCTCGTCTAATTTTGTATCGCTATTTTGAGTATGTTTTTTATCTACTGCGTCTTCTATATCTTCTATTGTTTTACTTCCTATTTTTTTACCTGCAGTAACTGCTAAATCATCTACTAATTCTCCGTCTTCTATTAACTCGCTTCTAGATTGTTCAGCTTTATATATTCTTACTATAAGATCTCCAACATTACTTCCTCTTTTTTTCAAAGGAAGTACTAATTTTGTTAAATTTCCTGAAGAAACTGCGGTAAAAGATTGACTGCGTAGATAATCAGAACTTGTCGGTAATGAAAAACTTGAAGTTCCTCCTGAACTTGAGACATCTAAACTATCATTTATATATACTTCAAAATCAAAATCAAATGAATCAGAGGAAGATCTATCTGTTCCATCTATTTTTGTATAAGTTACGATTCCTCCAGCATAATCGCCTGGATTTTTAAATCTTATTTGATAATTCAAAGAAACTCTATTAATTGATGTAAAAGAAATTGTATATTTTTCTCCTGCTACTATAGTAGGAGGATTATCAAATATAACCTCTATATCTGAATAATCGGTACCTATTTCAGATTCTAAAAATGTCTTTTGTGCTAGTAAAGAACCTATACTAGGAAAATCATTAGTTACTAGAGCTCCTTGTAATTTAGTAATGTTTCGTAAAAGTTTATTTTGTCCAATAGTAATCGTACTAGAATTTAAATATGTTTCTTCACCTAAATTACTATAAGCTTCATTTAAAGCGTGAACTTGACTGTTTCTTGCATAAATTCCATATTTTGGGGTATATATTCCTAATGTTTCATCATTAAAATTAAAAGCCGATATTATATTTATAAAATTATCAGAAATATCGGAGCTATAAACGTAAATAGATTTAATATTTGAAACAAGAGAATCTGCTATAGTGCCAAAATGAACATCTTCTAAACTACATTTACTATTATTAATTGCATATAAACAGCTATTTTCTAAACCTATTATATTCATTTTTTTAAGTGCTAATCCAAAAGAATTAGACAGATAAATAGGAGCATATCCTGCTCCTATAATATAAGGGGGATTTTGACTGCTACTAGATTTACCTTGAATAAAGAATTCTTCTCCCATGAAATCTGTTATGCTTATATTTTCGACATATATTCCCTGTTCTAATTGTAAAGATCCTTTAGGATTAAAATCTTTTTGTATAATACTCATAGCTTTGTTTATAGAAGCAAATGGTAAAGTTGAAGTTCCATCGTTATTATCAGATATTCCATTTACTTCAAAAGACCATTGATCATCTACAGTATGTCCTGTATCTGCACTAAATTTTACAAATACATCATCTTCTAATTCTATATATCCGCTACCTGTTATTTGTTCCATGAGTTCTAATTCATAAATTTGTACTCTAGTTTCATATATATCATCTTCACTTTCCATATATATTCTATAATATCTATATGAAATATCATTATTAATATCATATATATTACCTAATACTGTATATGTATAGTTACTATATTCAGGTGTAATTATTTTAAGTGTTGTCCAATCGCTATCATTATTAGAACCTTGAATTAAAGCTCTTTTAATTCCGCTTTGTTTAATCTTTAATCTTTTAACTATTTTTTCGTTACCTTCTCCTAAATCATATTTCCACCAATAAGGAGCTGTTGTTTGATAATTAGCAAAATACCAATAACTTGCAAAGTTTCTATCTACTGGATTATCTACATATGTAGATAATCCATAACTAGCAGTAGGAGTTCCTCCTGTTGCTATATTTTGATATCCTACTATTTCTTTTTCTTCGCTCCATTCGCCATCGTCAACTTTATATCTTATTTTATCACCTTCTCCAGATGCTACTGAAGATATTTTTACAGTAAAAGTATGTAATCCTTCACCTGTAAAGCCTGCTATACCCCAAGGAAGTGCTACACTAGAAGCATCAAGATCATTTAATCCTAATCCTGTAAATGTAATTGTACTAGGATCGGGAATTCTTGATTTTAAATAAAAAGTTGCTTTTGATATAGAAGCTACATTTTCTACATCTATTTCATTATCTCCGCCTTCGTCAAGTTTAGTATCTGTATTTTGAGTATGTTTTTTAGAGACAGAATCTTCATAATCAGCTTTGTTTAAAGATCCTCCTCCCTTAAAGGTCTGTACCTGAAGCTAAATCTAATTGATCTACTGTTACATCATGAGGATTATCAGTTCTTACATCATGATCTCCATCACTAACTAAATCTAATTCTGATTTATTATCATGAGTATGACTATTATCTACTGCACTACGGATATCCGAAGCGTGTGTTTCGTAAGAACGATCAACACCGATTCTATCAGGATCGTAACGTCCTGTATTAAGGATAACTCCTCCGTTACTTACTACTTTTGAAATATCTCCAAAAGAGCTATTGTTATGTGTAAGAATACCTCCTGAACTACTATAAAGTCCTCTTCCTACTTTTTTAGAATCATAATTATTACCCATATCTACATAAACATGAGAATTAGTATCAGAAGATACTCCTATAGTATTATTATTGTCATTATCAGCAAAATCACAACGATAGACTCTAACTAAACTATTAAATTTAGCACTAACGCATGCTTTATCATCTGCTGTTACTCTCATTGATAAATAACTAATCCAAACTGGAATAAAACAATTATCAATAGTAAAAATATCATTCTCGTTAGTAATTAATACATTATCAGGATTGCCAGAACCTTTAATTAATAATTTACAGTCATTTGCATCTGTAGCTGAAGAAAATCCTTTAATATTGATAGCTTCATTATAATTAAGACTATTTGATAATATTATTTGTACTTGATATCTTAATATTTTAGGAAGTAAGTCTATTGCATGTTGAACTGTAGCAAAAGGGGTTTCGCTACTTCCGTCTCCTGTTTCATCGCTACCAGTATCACAATTAATATAATAAATAACTTCTGTTATACTTCCAGCTTTAACTATTTCACTAGCATCTATTTCATTGGCTCCTCCTTCATCTAACTTTGTATCTGTATTTTGGACATGCTCTTTAGATATAGCATCTGCTATATCTTCTTCTGTTTGTGTATAAGTATCTAATAGAGCTTTATTATCATGAGTATGGCTATCTTCTATAGTCTCTTTAATATCTTCATTAGCTTGATCATAACTATCTAATAATGATTTATTATCATGTTCGTGAGCTTTAGAAATAGCATCTGTGGTATCTAAATTAGGTACATTGCCTAATCCTACTTGATCTTTAGTTACTTCATGAGGGTTAGCTTTATCGTCTATATGATCTCTAGCTTCTTCGGCAGTTACTTGATGTGTTCCATCATCTAATTGTTCTGCTTTATCAATAATATCATCTCTATCTATATCTTTACCTCCTCTAACAATATCAATTAAATTTAATTCAACATGAATAATTTCTTTATCATATATACTCATTATTATTCCTCCGATTAATCTCTATTTTGTATTACAGCTCTTTTTACTAATAATTTTCCATATAAAATAACGCCTTCATTTCCTTCTGTATCTTTAAAATCTACAGTATAATAATATTCTCTAGGTTCTATATCAGTATCTTCAGTTGATAAATTTATTAATGTCTTTCCACTAGTTGCTTCTTCATGATCCGAAATTTCTTTATGAATTTCTGCATTTTCATCTGTATCCGTTAAATATTTTTTTACTGTAAAATAAATTGTCCAATTTGTTATATCAAAAGCTACTCCGTTTTCTGTAACAATTATTTCTAATGTTTTAGTTGCTCCTTTAAATAATTCTAAATTTTTACAATTTGCTTCCATACTATTTCTCCTTTTTAATAATCAATATTATCCCATTCGATAATATCATTTACTCCTAAGCCTCTATCAAATTTCTTGATTAATTCTTCTATTCTTTTTTCTTTTGACATTTCTCTATTATATCTGACTGTTAAATTAGGTAAGCGATATTCAGAATAATCTGGTTTAATAAGTAAAGATGCTACTATAGCCATTAAGTCAGTTGTTCTGTTATCTGGAGTGGGAACAATTTCAGTATTGTTTTCTAATTCGTAATCTTTACATTTGTCAGAAAAAATACTTAGCCAAACTAATGCCGATCTAATATAATCATTAAGTTCACTATCAGAATATTTATAATAAGTAAATTTAACTGTAACTACATCGTTAGTTGTTAATCCTTCTACTGTAAGTTGTGCAGTATCAGCATCGAATGTATAACTTTGTCCGCTAGCTAATTCACTTCCATTAATTTGCACGTCAAGGATACTTATTCCTTTATCTTCTGATAAAGAAAATATATTAGATATACTATATGTAAAAGCATCTGTTTTTGTGTTAGTTAGATCTTCTGTTAAGGCTCTAATTTTAGTCTTTATTTCTGATAACATTTTTATCTCCTTTACTTCTTTTCATTAGTAATAATTCTTTACCTCTATTTCCTCTAAAAATAAAATTATTATTCAAAAAAACATATCTTAATGGATTCACTTTCTTTAATTTACAATAAAGTTCAGTATCTATATTCCAGTTTATTATTTTTAATAACTTATCAGCAGAATCTTCGTCTCTAGCTAATATTTTAACATATTTTCTTGAAGATTTATCAGAATAACCTGTAATAAGAGCTATTCCTTCTCTTCCATATGCTATTTTATCTCCTTTATTTAAACAATCAAATAATAAATCAATATTTTCTTTAATAAAAAGACGTAAATTATTTCTTGTTATATAAAAATCGCCATATAGATCTATTAGATCACTAAGTATTTCAGATATTTCTAATTTTTCTTTTTCTGTTAATTTTCCTTTAAAATTAATCATATTCTATTTTTTTTAAGAACTAGGGAAGGGCTTTCGCCCCTCCCTAGAATTTATTCACCTATTAAAGAATCGATGTACAATCAGCGATACAAATTGCTTTCGGATTTGTAATACAGAAGATGATTGATTCATAGCCGAAAACTCCAAAACCTAATGTATTGGTACCAGAAATTGGTACAGGTGTGTTAGAAACACATAAAGCTCTTTGAGCTCCGTCCACTTCTGCTCCCATTAAAGTAGCGACATCCGCAGGAATTCTACGTCTAACGAACTTAATCGGTTTTCCTTCAGCAATTCTTGAATTCTTAGCAACAAGAATCAATTTTTTAGAATCCATTAACGCATCTTCAGTTTCTCCAGTATCGTCAGCGACTTTACCAAAGACTTTTACAACATCGATGCCTAACTCTTTTAACTTTGCTGGTAATGTAACATTGTAATTTAAAGAGGAAGCTTGTTCTTTGTCATATGTATCAATTTTTTCCTTAGCTGTTGATCCACAAAGAAGAACAAACTGATCACCGTAATCTTCAATCTTATGCTTCATAGCCATAATAACATCATAAATATCATCAGTAGATGCAGGTGTAACTTCTTCTGGATTTACTCCAGGAAGGTAATCTGCTGTCTTTGCTAAAATAGCATCAAGAATGATTTTTAACTCTCTTTTATCCATTCCTCTTGTAATAGAAGCTTTCCTTCTACCTAACACTTGCGTATCAGGACTAGAAAGTACAGCGTCTACCAAAACATACTCTAACTTCGAATTTAATCCTTTAAATGTAAGCTCTACATCGCTAAGAGGAGATCTTTTTTTCTCCGTAATAGCTCCGTTAGTGTCTACATCAAGAATAACATCTGCTGTGCTATCCATAGCACTATATCTCCAAACATGTTCTCCTGCTTCCGCAGTAAACGAGTCAGCGATAGCCTCAATTTCATAAGGCACAGGAAGTTGAGTGTTAATCGGCTCACCAATTAACTTTGCAATTTCAAGATTCAAATTCTCTTTCATTGTTTTTACTCCCAAATTTTTTTAATGGTTTATCTTAATACCTTTCTTCTTATGCCCTCTTTTATCTTTTTTTATCTTTGTCAAAGGCATATGAATTTATTTTTAATTTCTTTTTCTTTTTGTATCGAACGCAAAAGAATCAATTTCTTTTCTAAGATCTTTATAATATGAACTATCTCTTATTGTTGATTTATCTCCAATAACATCACTTTGTTCTAATTCACTATTTGCTTTTTTAACTTTAGCTTTAATAAATAATTCATCATTAAGGATTTCTTCATCAGTCATTCCTTTGGCTAAATCCCCTAAATCTTTTTCTCTTTTAACAACTTCTTTAGCTTTTGCTTTTAGAAGTTCAACTTTTTTATCAGTTTCGCTTTTAACTTTTTCTAAATTTTCCTTAGCTTTTTCTAGGTCTTTCTGAATAGAAGTTACTTTTGTTTTTTCAGTTTCAAGCTCTTTCTTTAGATCTGTAATCTGTTTAATTGCATTTTCTAAAGGTGTTGGAGTTTCAATCTTCTCAACTTTTGTCTCTTCTATAGATGCTTTTTCGGCTTTTTCCTTATGTCTTTCAAGTAAATCCTTCATATTAAGCTCTTTAGCTCTTTGTAAGATTTTCTTTAGGACTGTTTTAGGACTAATACCTAAACTTCTTAATTCAGCTCTAGGTTTAGCCTGTGCTAATCTCGCTAAAGCATTTCTAACATGAGCTTCATCATTAATAGGATATTTCCTAATTTTTCTAATCTCACCAGTTTTTTTATTTTTTACCTTGATAACAACAGCGAACATGTCATCAGATAAAGATTTTCTTTCCTGATATTTTAATCTTTTAGCTTCTTCAAGGTCTCCATACTCTTCATTAATACTAGCTGTTTCTATTTCATCGAAATTTTCTACATCAATATATCGATGAAATTTACTAAGTTCAACTTTAAACATCTTTATTTGTCCTCCTTCTTCAGATTTTGCAACTTTTACAGTATTTTCTTGATTTATTACCTCTTGTTTTTTTATCTCTTCTACTTTACTTATCTTTTTTGTTTTACTTAATTTATTTAAATCATATGTAAATTCTAATCCACACTTATTACATTTAATTGTTTTCGTATTCATAGTAGAAATAGCTTCAATTGGATGATTCTTTTTACATTGAGGACATATAGCTATTCCTGAATAGTAAAAATTAACTTTTTCTATTAACTGGTTTTTTTCTGCCTTCGAAAAATCTATATTAAATTGCTTCGAGCATCCTAAGCACTTAATTAATGACTTATCTTGTTCTCTTGATATAATTAGCCAATTATTAAGTTTACAAGAAGGACACAATAAATTAAAATCTTTTATTTGAGGAGGAAACTGCATAACTCCTTCGCTATTAAGAATTGCTTTACATTTAGGACATCTAACTTTTATATCGATACCATTATAAGTAATTTGTTCGCTACAATTAGAGCATGTAATTATTTTCTGCATAATGATTTTTGGTCTAATTAATTCATCATCTTTATATTTCTTATATTCTTCCATAGCTCTAACTAATTCTTGAGGAAATTCTACTTTCTTCTTAGCCATTTCTAAAACTTTTGCTTTATCAAAAGCTGGTTTTTCTCCAAAAAGTAAAGCTCCGCCAGCTATCTCCATTTCATGTAATTCATAAGAACCATCTTCTTTATGAATTCTTTTATCATTAGGAGACCAAATTTCAAAACTAGTTCCTAATTCATTTTTCTTAAATAGTTCTTGAGCTTCTTCCCATAAATCAGCGAAATTACTTTTATAAAAAACTCCATAAGCTATAATCATATTTTCTTTTGCTTTATATCTATAATCAATATAATGTCCTACAACATGATTTCTATTGTGATTAACACTAATAGGTTTTCCTATTAATTGAGGCAAAACTCTCAATAATTCTTGTTTAGGAAGAATAGCTCCATTTGCATTTGGTTTATCTGTAAAAGCATAAATCGTTTTAAAAACTGCTAGATCTCTAGAATTTTTAATACTATAATGTCTAGCTTCACAAATAGCTTCTAATTCTTTCTTTTCTTTACCTTCTTCTAAAATTTGAGTTTCTGATCTTTCTGCAAAATCACTCAAAAAATCACTTGCCTGTAAATTAGTTAAAAAAGTTTGCATAATTTTATTCTCCTCCTAATAAATCTAACGCAACTAAAATTGGCGTTAAGTCCTTTTGACCTTTAATTAAGGCTTCATTATTAATATTTATCTCTTTTATTCCAGCTAGTCTATTTGTTTTTTCTATATTAAAAAGTTTACTAGCTTTAATTGATTGTTCTAATTCTATCCCTACTTCTTTAGTTCCAAGAAGATTATAAATATCTGCTACTGTTAATTCTTTAACACCTAATAATCCAAAACTTTTATTTAATGAAAACGCTTTACTTCCATATAAAATAAATAATTCTTCTAGTTTCTTTTCTAAAATTGCATTTAATATACATACAACTTCTAAAGGAACTTCTACTGTTCCTTTTATAATTCTTTCGACATCAACTTTAAATTCTTTAGTTCCTATTAAATTAAAAGTATATTCTAATTCAAAACTTTTTATACCTTTAATTGTAAAGAACTGATCGAAGGCGTATCCTTTGATTGTAGTTCCTATTTTTCTTTTATCTAATATACCTCTAGTAATTATAGCGATAGCTTTATTAAATCCAGAAATTCCTTTTGTAATTAATGTTCTTCCTAATGGTCTCATATTTTTTTCGTTTTATATCCTGTTAATCTACGTTTAGGATCGAATTCAGCTGTAACTAAATATTCTGCTATTGGATTTGTGTCATTTTCTACATCTTCAGCAGAAGGATATGTTTTTATTACTCCTGATATCATATTATTATGATTATCATAAATTGGATCTATAATTCTATAATTTTCATGAACTAATCCTAAAATTCTCTTTAGTCTTTCATTAGGTTCTACTATATGACTCTTAATTTCAGAACCTGCAAAAGTATATCTTTCTGCATTAGTTAAATCTGTTCCTCCATCACATCTGATAGCGTATTCTAAATCTTCGTCTCCATCAAATTCATATTTATACCAACCGTCTCCTAATTCTGACATACTAACTCCTTCAATAACTAAAGATCCAGTATCTACTCTTCTAATATTAATAGTAGGAGATAATCCTAATTTTGGATATCCGTTATCAGTAAAAAAAGAAATAATAGTTATCATTTTGCTGGACTTACCTCTATATAATTAATTACTGTTTTATCTAATAACTCTAATTCTGATTCTTCAGGATCTAAAGCTATAAAAATTTGTTTACGATAAGCAATATCTCCTGCTTTAATCAGCCATTTATAACTACATCCTTTATTATCTGATGATTTTAATAATAAAGAATTAGCTACATAATCTGAATTTTCTGCTATACTAATTAATAAATCTGATACTTTCATTATTTTGGTACTAATGCTCCTAATAAATTTAATCTTCTATTATATGTGGTTTTAGTAGACGATAAATACTGAAGATATATTGTTTCTCCTTCTAATACAACTATTCCTCCTAATGGAATAGAAGCTGTTTGATATTGAGTATTCGCTGAAGTTAAAGTAAGATATAAAAATTCTACATATCCACAAAATTGAATTGCTCCAGCTTGCCCAGTTGCAGAATGTGTAATATTTGTAATATCTATTAAACCGATATCTCCTGTTTGTAATGTAACTTCTAATCTAGTTCCTATTAATGAGCCTTTTGTAAATGTAACAGTTCCTGTTCTTCCTGTTATTCCTTTACTATTGGTATAAGTAATAGTAAAAGTATCATTAACTCCTGAACCTATCTCACTTGTAACACAAGCATATAATCTTGTTGCATATCTAGGTAATATAAAACTATTTTGATCGGTAAAAGTATTTGTAGGACAATCAAATATTCCTATAGGATTTTTATAAATAGCTCTAATTCTTTCATTTGCTGTTTCGGATTGTCCTTCAAATGCTAAAACATTTAAATCATAACCTTCTGGTATTGTATAATCTAATACCTCTTGCCATTCTCCTGCATTTATAGCCGAATGTTGTCTATGAAATAAAATTTGAACTGTTGTATTTGTAAGAGGAGGAGTAAGAGATACTTCTAATCTTCCATCTGAACTTACTTTAACATTTTTATATACTCCATCTGTACTTCCTGTTAATATTGCTTTTACTAATTCGGCATCGTTCTCTCCTGTAATGATATCTTCTATTCTATGTGAAGAAGCTTTATAATTAAAAGGATGCAATATTGTTTGTATTCTAAATTTAGATTGTGAAGTACTGCTATTATTTTTATAATATATTCTAAAATAACGACTAATTGCTCCAAATGAATAACTATGTCCTCCAGATACAATAGTAAACGTATCATTAGTATCTATAGATATTCCATCACTAGACCATTCTATCATAAAACCGTCTTCAGCTGATTCTACATCAGTATAAATTAAAATATTTATTGTACTATAATCTAATATTTCTTCCCATTCTCCTATAAATTCTTCTCCTATACCTAAAGTATCAACTGTAGAATTTAAAGTAGAAATTTTATTTCTTCCATGTGATATTGTTTGTAATTTATTATCAGCAGTAATGTTTGCTTGATTTATTCCATCCCATAGTTTAACTTTAGCTACTCCATTATTAAATAATTCTACTAATTTATCCCAGAGATCTTTTAATTTACTTAGAACAGTTATTCCGCTTTCTTGTCCAATAGTATCTAATATACTTTCTATATCTTCTTCTAAAGTAGACAAATCTTTATTATTTGTTCCTTTAATAGCATCTCTCAATTCTGTTAAAGAAATATTTAACTGTCCATATATATTTGATAATGTTGATTCTGATGCTCTGGTAGATAATTCTACATTAAGTTGATTTATAATATTTTGTAGCTTTGTTAAAACTGTAACTCCAGATTCTTGTCCAATAGTTTCTTTTATTTCAGTCAAAGTAGCTTCTGAAGCTCTTGTAGAAAGATTAACATCTATTTTATCAATGATAGTTTGTAATTTTGTTTCTACTGTATCTAAATAATTTTTAACTTCTATTAAAGTAGATTCGGATGCTCTTGTTGATAAAGCTACATCTAATTTCGCCAAAATGTCTTGAACTTCATCTAAAAGATTAGTTCCTGATTCTTCGCCTAAAGCATTTAGAAGAGACTGTAAAGTACTTTCTGATGCTCTAGATGATAATAAAACATCTAGCTGATCTCTAACAGATTGGACTTTTTCTTCTAAATCGTCAGTATTTAAATTTATTTGTCCAGCTTCTATTTTAATATTTTCTGTAGTTAATTCTAAATCATCTACTGCATTATAAATAGACTGTAAAACGGACTGTAAAGTTGTTTTTAAATCTTCTAACTTTTCTACAGTAGCTGGATTAATTTTGTTACCATCGGCATCATGCAATCCTATTGGATCTGGTGCTCCACGATTTGATTTTGCTACAATTAATTTTCCCATTATACAATCTTTCCAAATAATGCTCTTCCAGTAACTCTGAAAGGGGCATCTAATTCATCTTGAATATCTATCGAAGGACTCCATTTAATAACTAATTCATCTACAGATAAAGGAGCCATTTCTTTAGGAGCTTCAAGAATTTCTACTTCTTCGTTAGTTACTATAAATTGCAAATCTAATAAAGTTGCTTTTGAATCGTTATAAACATAAAATTTAAATTCTTTAGAATCCCCTGCTGAAACTATTCCTAAAGGAAGAACAGAATTATCAGTTATTTCTTGAGTTAATTCTTTATCTTTATAGAATTTTAAATTTTTAAAGCTTCCCATATTATTCCTTACTTTCTTTATTTCCTAATAATTTATCCAATAATTTTTCTTTCTTTTCTTTTAGAACTTTTTCTTTCTCTTTAAGTTCTAAATCTTTTAATTTCATAGCTTCGTCTATAATTGATTTTTCTTCTTCTTCGAGAGCTTTATCAATAATGGCTTTATTAAGAGAAAGAGGTTCTAATTTTCCTTCTACTCTTTTTCTTTTTCTAACCCAAATTCCTTTTTTGTTTTTCCTTCCTATTTGTCTAATTACTGACCAAGCTACTCTAAAAGCTCTAGTTTCATTTTGATATTGTTTTAAAGCATTATTAAAGACTCTTAGAAAAACGCTTTGTAGATCTTTACTTACATTTTCTTTTACTTGTTTTGGTAGTTGGTTGATGTTTTGATAAGGAGCTCCTTCTAAACTGCCTACATCATATTCTTGTTTTTCTATTTCGTCCTTTTTATCTTCAGGAATTTCTTCTTCATCTATCTCTGATTCTGGACTAAATCCAGGTAAATCTATTCCTTGTCCTTCCTGATTTCTAGTAATAGGAGGATACATTGTTTCTTGTATTCCTTCTAAGTCTTCTTTTTCTCTACGATATACTTCTGTTTCAAAATCAACTTCTCCTATTAATTCTACTGCTGTTTTTGAAGAAACTCTTCCTCTATCATAAAGTTGTCTAATATGATCTTTAAATTCGGCTGTCATAAAAGCTCTTACTGGCGAAGAACTAATATACCATTCGTAATTAACCCACTTAGGGTGATCCTCTTTATTTTTTTCTATAATTATTTTTATTAGTTCTTTTAAAATTTGTTTAAAATCTTTTACACCAGTTTTTACTTCTTCTATAAATGCTTTTGGATTTAAAATGCTTTCTCTTCTACTCGTACTAACTGCCTCAACTACATCAATAAATCCTAAACCTGCTAATATATTTCTTTCTGCACTTGCAAAAAGATCTTTATTAAAAATTGCTGATAAATCAGGAATTAAATGTTTAATTTCTTCATCAAAATTAGTAACTCTTGTAGGTACACTAGTTTTACTTGTATTTAATTTTAATTCTTGAATTTCTTGCATTAATGTTTTGAATTGTTCAAGGACTTTTGTTAATTGTTCGTCATTATAAGTGAAATCTTTTTGAATATATAAATTTTCTGTTCCTTTTTTGACTAAAAATAAATAAGGTATAATTCTATCAAGTATTTCTGTTTCTTTACTTTTAATTGATTCTATAATTTTCCAGTTATGATATACTCCTCGTTTAATAAGATAAGGAGTAGGATATTTATCGAACCATCTTCCATATGGTTTAGTAATTATAACATTATTATCTAATTTATAATCAGTACTTGATCCTATATAATAATCATAATTAAGAATTCTTAATTTTTGATCTTTAGAATTTTTATCTTTAGCATGCACACTTTCTCCATCAATAAAATATAATTTAGATGGAACAATAACTCCTTGTATTTCTGTCCATCCTCCTATTTTTAAAATAGGAAAAGAAGAATATTTCCATCTCTCTTTAAAGTATTCTTTAGCTAATGGAGAAATACCTGATGGAATTTGTCCATTGAATTCCATGTTAATATTATCTAACCATTCTTGTAATATTTTATTAAAATCATCATTATCAGATTCTATTTTAAAATCAACAGAAGCACTATCTACAGCGAAATCTGTTAAAGAATCTACTAAACCTGAAACATCATCTTCCAACATACGTTTTATTTCTTTAATCTGTTCGTGATATTCTGTTGGAACTGTTATTTTTCTTGTTAATGCACTTAAAAAATAATTAAGAATATTGGCATTATCCATATTATACTCCTTTTTTATCCCAATTTACAACACCAATTCCTGGTGTTTTCCTTACTATAGGTTTCGTTTGATTAAAATCTTTTTTTAACCATTGTGCTATTGCAAAAACTCTCCATGCTGAAAATAAATGATCTCCACTATCACAAATACATTCATATCTAGTTCTTGTATCTGTTCTAATAGAAATTACTTTTTCTAATTGTTTATCAAATTTGTAGTCTATAGGAAAAAAACATCTTCCTTCATAAAATAATTGTTTTAGTCTTGTAACTGACCATTCTGACATATATTCTTGTTTATATACTGGCATTCCTTTTTGAAAAATAACATTTCCTTTATCGTCTTTTTCAAAATCAACTTCTATTTTTTCTCTTCCTGCATATTTAACAATATTTTCTTTTGAATATATTAATTCTAATTCTCTTGCAATTGCTCTTCCTGTTCCATCTCCACAATCTATACCTATTACGTTTGCTTTTAATTTTTCTATAATATATTTGAAAACTTCTAATTGCTCATCATGTGTCAAATTATAAAGTACAATATTGTAGTTATATTTATATTTGTCTTTAATTTCTGATAAAATGATAATATCAGTTCCTGCACTTTCTCCGATATCTGCACATATAAAAATACGATCTGCATTTTTTGGTCTATCTAAAATAATTAAATTTCTAAAATTATGATAACTGTCTTTATTAATTTCGAATCTTTTTATATCGTCTTTACTATAAAACTGTCTAACTCTTTGCATATCAAATTCTGATATACCATCAGGAACTATTTCTCCTTTAACAAAAATTCTATAGTTAATTGTTTCTCCTCCGTATTCTTTTAGTCTTTCTTCTTTAGCTTTGTTATCCCATTTAGGATTTACATATTGAGGGTAATTAATTACTTTTATTTTATTTGCTAAATCATTAAATATTCTACCAATAGGAGAATGTGTAGTAAAATTAGTCATTCCAGCTAATCTTATTACTGCTCCTAATTCTGATACTGATTCTTGTCTTTTTTTAAAAACTTCTTCTGTTTCAAAGCTTACTTC